AAGCCGATCCAGGATGGTATGGATCGTCCTAAGACCGAACTGGCATATAGAGTCCCAGCTTCAAAACTTACTAGACGTAAATTAGAAAGTAAAGAGCAATTAAGAGAGCTACAAGGGCTTGATACAACAATAGATTGGAAAAACACAGGTGATAACTCATATGATGGAGAAAAACTAAAAATATTAGCACATGACGAGAGTGGTAAATGGGAAAGACCTGATAATATATTAAATAACTGGAGAGTTACAAAAACTACATTAAGACTAGGACGTAGAATCGTAGGTAAATGTATGATGGGCTCAACATCAAACGCATTAGCAAAAGGTGGAGACAACTTCAAAAAATTATATAACGCTTCAGACGTTACAAAAAGAAATAGAAACGGACAAACAGCTAGCGGACTCTATTCTCTCTTCATACCTATGGAATGGAACTACGAAGGATACATGGATACTTTTGGATTACCTGTATTCATTACGCCACAAAACAAAGTTAAAGGAGTTGATGGTCTCCCAATTGAAATCGGAGTTATCGAACACTGGGAAAACGAAGTTGAAGGATTAAAAGATGATCAAGACGGCTTAAACGAATTTTATAGACAATTTCCAAGAACTGAAAAACACGCGTTTAGAGATGAATCTAAATTTTCATTATTTAACTTAACAAAGATCTATGAACAAATAGACTATAATGAAGAGTTAACAAATGAAAAGTTAATAGTTAAAGGTAATTTTCAATGGGAGCGAGGTATTAAAGATACTAAAGTTATATTCACACCTAATCCTCAAGGTAGATTTAATATTTCTTGGGTACCACCTAAAAACCTACAAAACAATGTAATATTAAAAGATGGGTATAAGTATCCAGGAAATGAGCACGTTGGAGCGTTTGGGTGTGATAGTTACGATATATCAGGAACTGTAGATGGTAAAGGTTCTAAAGGAGCATTGCATGGGTTAACTAAATTCTCAATGGAAGACGCTCCGCCTAGTCACTTTTTTTTAGAATATATTGCTAGACCACAAACAGCAGAAACATTTTTTGAAGATGTATTAATGGCTTTAGTATTTTACGGAATGCCTATATTAGCAGAAAACAATAAACCACGTTTATTATACTATTTAAAAAGAAGAGGATATAGAGGATTTAGTATCAATAGACCAGATAAATTAATAAGTAAATTATCTGTAGCTGAAAGAGAAGTTGGTGGAATACCAAATTCAAGTGAAGATATAAAACAAGCACACGCTGCTGCTATTGAAGCGTATATCGAAACACATGTAGGAAGAATAGATGAAGACTATGGTGATATGTATCATCAACGAACCTTGGAAGATTGGGCAACGTTTAATATAAATGAAAGAACTAAACATGATGCTTCTATTAGTTCTGGTTTAGCTATTATGGCATGTAATAGAAATAGTTATAAACCTGTTCAAGAGCGAACAGTAAAGAAAATAAACTTAGGAATTAAGAATTATAACAATGAAGGATCTTTTTCACAAATAATTAAATAAATGATTTATACGGATAATAGTAGTATTTTTCCTGATCAGGTGGTACCTGATGAAGTTAAGAATAGTCCTGATTACGGAAGACAAGTTGGTAGAGCAATTGAAGCAGATTGGTTTAGTGGAACAAGAACCGGTGTTCAAAATAGATATAATTATAATTTCAATAATTTTAGAACATTAAGACTTTACGCAAGAGCGGAACAGCCAGTACAAAAATACAAAGACGAATTAGCAATTAACGGTGATTTATCTTACTTAAATTTAGATTGGAAACCTATTCCTATTATTCCTAAATTTGTGGATATAGTAGTTAATGGAATGTCAGATAAACAATATGACATAAAAGCCTACGCACAAGATCCTGCTTCATTAAAGAAAAGAACAGCATACGCTGAAAACATATTAAGAGATATGCAGGCAGATGCTTATTTAGCTAATGTAAAGAAAGCGACGGGATTAGATTTATACAGTAGTGAGAGCCCAGAAGACATGCCTCAGAATGAGGAAGAACTAGATCTTCATATGCAGTTAGATTATAAGCAATCTGTAGAAATAGCTGAAGAAGAAGTTATAAATAATGTTTTAGCTAGAAATAAGTATGATTTAATACGTAGAAGAATCAATGAGGATTTAACTATATTAGGAATAGGTGCAGTTAAAACAAGTTGGAATTCTGCCGAGGGAATTGTTTTAGATTATGTAGATCCAGCTTATTTAGTATATTCTTATACAGAAGATCCAAATTTTCAAGATTTATGGTATGTAGGAGAAGTTAAAGCTATAACTCTAGCAGAACTTAAAAAACAATTTCCTAATTTAAGCCCAGAAGAACTAGAGAAAATCCAAAAATTTCCAGGTAATAATAATTTAATTTATAACTGGAATGGAAGAAATGACGGTAATATGATTTATGTTTTGTATTTTGAATATAAAACGTATAGTGATCAAGTTTTTAAAATAAAACAAACACCGTCAGGGTTAGAAAAAGCATTAGAAAAACCAGATACATTCAATCCACCTGAAAGTGATAATTTTGAAAGAGTATCTAGATCAATAGAAGTTTTATACAGTGGAGCTAAAATACTAGGACATGACATGTTGTTAGAGTGGAAGTTAGCAGAAAACATGACAAGACCTAAGTCTAATTTAGTTAAAGTAAATATGAATTATAATCTTTGTGCACCTAAAATGTATAAAGGTAGAATAGAATCTTTAGTAAGTAGAATAACAGGGTTTGCTGACATGATACAGTTAACTCATTTGAAACTTCAACAAGTCTTATCTAGAACAGTTCCAGACGGAGTTTTTATGGATGTAGATGGCTTAGCAGAAGTTGATTTAGGTAATGGTACCACTTACAATCCACAAGAGGCATTAAATATGTATTTTCAAACTGGTTCAATTGTAGGTAGATCCATGACTCAAGATGGTGATTATAACCAAGGTAAAGTTCCTATACAAGAATTAAGTAGCTCTAGTGGTTTACAAAAAATACAAGCACTTATTCAAACTTATCAGTATTACTTGCAAATGATAAGAGATGTTACCGGGTTAAATGAAGCTAGAGATGCAAGTACACCTCACGAAGATGCGTTGGTTGGATTACAAAAGTTAGCAGCAGCTAATTCCAATGTTGCTACTAAACATATTCTTCAAGCAGCTTTATACTTAACCGTTAAAACTTGTGAAAATATTGTTTGTAGAATTAATGATACACTACAATTTGATTTAACCGCAGAAGCTTTAAGATCTTCTATTAGTTCTTACAACGTAGGCACATTGGAAGATTTAAGAGAACTTCATTTATATGATTTTGGAATATATTTAGATTTAGTTCCTGATGAAGAAGAAAAAGCTATGTTAGAACAAAACATTCAAATGGCTTTACAACAGCAAGGAATAACTCTTGAAGATGCTATAGATGTTAGGCAGATAAACAATTTGAAATTAGCTAATCAATTACTTAAAGTAAGAAGAAAGAAGAAACAAGAGCAAGATCAAATGCAGCAGCAAGCTATGATACAAATGCAAGCTGACGCAAATGCAGAGCAAGCAGAAAGAGCAGCCGCCGCAGAAATGCAAAAGAATCAAGCTAAAGCGCAAACTGATTTACAAATAGAACAAGGTAAATCTCAGTTTGAAATAGAGAGAATGTTGAAAGAAGCAGAGCTAAAACAACAGATGGCAGAAATACAATTCCAATATGATATGCAATTAGCTCAATTAAAAGCTAATACTGAGGTTCAGAAAGAAACTATGAAGGGAGATAGAGAAACTGCTAAAGAGAAAGAAATAGAAAATAGAAAAGATAAAAGAGCTAAAATTGTTGGATCACAACAATCAGCTATGATAACACAAAGAGAAAACAACGATATGCCTATAGATTTTGAAGCTGATGGAGAACAACCATTGGATTTAATGGGATCTATGATGGGTTCGTAGTTAATTATTAATTATTATATTATATTATGTCAGAAAAAGAAAAACCAGAAGTAGATCCTAAGGTTGAAAGTTTAAAAGTTAAGAAAAAACCTGGTAGACCTAGGAAATTGGTGGAAAAAAGTAAGGTCACTAAAGTAGATTTAGCTAATAATCAAGAACCTAAAACAGAAGAAAATGCCGTTCAAAAGCGAGAAACAGAAGAAGTACTTATGGGCGAATCATCCGGAAATAGCCCGAAAGTGGACGAACAAGTACGGGTCGAGTCCGATAAAGATGATACTAAACAAGAAGAAAAAATAGACTCTCCTTTGTCACAAGTAGACACTGAAAAAGAAGAACCAAAAGTAGAAAAAACTACACCAGTTATAGAAGCTCCTAAACTACCAGAAAATGTTGAAAAATTAGTAACATTCATGGAGGAGACTGGTGGTAATTTAGAAGACTACGTTAGATTAAATAGAGATTATTCCAATATAAACGATGATGTTTTATTGATGGAATATTATAAAAATACTAAACCTCATTTAGATGTTGATGAAATTAATTTCCTATTAGAAGATAAATTTTACTTTGACGATGAGGTAGAAGACGAGAAAGCTATTAAAAAGAAACAGCTTGCTCGTAAAGAAGAAATTGCAAAAGCCAAAAACTTTTTGGAAGAGACAAAGAGTAAATACTATGATGAGATCAAGTTGAGACCAGGTACTACTCAAGAACAACAAAAAGCAATGGATTTTTTCAATAGATACAACACGGAACAAGAAAAAGCCAAACAAAAAAGTGACGCATTCCAAGAAAGAACTAGAAATTACTTTAATAAAGACGAGTTCAAAGGTTTTGAATTTAATTTAGGTGATAAAAAGTTTAGATATGGAATTAAAGACACTGAAAAAACATCCACAGAGCAATCTAGTATACAAAATTTCTTAGGAAAGTTTCTACAAGAAGACGGTACTATTGGCAACATGGAGGATTATCACAAAGCTCTTTATATGGCTAACAACCCGGACACAGTAGCTAAACATTTTTATGATCAAGGTGTCGCAGATGCCACTAAAGATATAGTTGCTAAGTCTAAAAATATAAATTCAGAACCAAGATCTAGTGATCCTGGAGATGTATTTATAAATGGGTTTAAGGTCAGAGCTATAACGGGCGCTGATAGTTCCAAGTTGAAAATACAACGAAAACTTAAAAACACATAAAAAAAATGGGATTTCAAAACAGCGGGAGTTTTCCTGCAAAAATAACCCCTTCTCAGAAAAAGTTAGCTTTAGAAACAAACTATTTGGATTTTACAAATGGTGCTAACGATTTTGCTCAGCAATATTTGCCAGAGCTTTATGAGCAAGAGGTGGAGAGATATGGTAACAGAACGTTATCAGGTTTCTTAAGAATGGTTGGCGCAGAGATGCCAATGACATCTGATCAAGTTGTTTGGTCAGAACAAAATAGATTACATATTGCTTATAATGATTGTACTGCTTCCGGTGCTGCTGGTGCTCAAAAAGTCAAAGTAGACAATATGGGTCTTAACCAAGCTGCTGGTGAAACAGGAACTGAAGTTATCGCTATTAGAACAGGTCAAACTATACTAGTATCGGATGCTGCAACAGGATTAATTACTCAAAAATTATTGGTAGTTGCATCTCCTTTAGATGTTGGTAACCCGGGTAATGTAGCAGTTGATGAAATAGAAGTACAAGGTTATGATGCTGACACATGGAAAGCGGGATTAGCTGGTAAGGTTAAAATGTTCGTTTATGGATCTGACTTTGGAAAAGGTACAAGAGAAATGGAAGGAGCTATTCAACCTAGTTTTACTCAATACAGTAACTCACCTATGATTCTTAAAGATTTCTTTGAAATCAATGGTTCTGATACTGCTCAAATTGGTTGGGTTGAAGTTGCAACTGAAGACGGAACATCTGGATATCTTTGGTATCTTAAATCTGAATCTGAAACAAGATTAAGATTTGATGATTACTTAGAAATGTCTATGGTTGAAGCAGAAAAAGCTGCTTATGACTTTAGCTATCAAGGTGGTGCTGTTGGTGCGAATAATATTAGAGTTAATGGTTCTGAAGGTATGTTTGCTGCTATCGAAGATAGAGGTAATGTATATTCTGGATTTTCTGGTGCTGCTGCTCCTGGAGCTGGCGCGTTAGGTGATTTTGATGCTATCTTACAACAACTAGACAAGCAAGGTGCTATTGAAGAGAATATGCTTTTCTTAAATAGAGCTACAGCTCTTGATTTTGACGACATGATTGGAGCAATGGCCGGTGGTGGTTATGGTTCAACTGCTTCTGCTTCTTATGGTCTTTTTGACAACGAAGCTGAAATGGCATTGAACTTTGGTTTCTCTGGTTTTAGAAGAGGTTCTTATGACTTCTATAAAACTGATTGGAAATACCTAAATGATCCTACTACTCGTGGTTTATCTAACGCAATTGACGGTGTTATGATACCTGCTGGGACAACTACAGTATATGATCAAATGATGGGTGTTAACATTAGAAGACCTTTCTTACATGTTAGATATAGAGCTTCTGAAACTGAAGATAGAAGGTACAAGTCTTGGATCACTGGATCTGTAGGTGGTGCTTATACTTCTGGTTTAGATGCTATGCAAGTACACTTCCTTTCTGAGAGATGTTTAGTAACACAAGCTGCAAATAACTTCGTATTGTTTAAGGCTGCGTAATTTTTATTAACCTCTAAACATAGAAATTATGAGTTATATTAAACTTCCTTTAAAAGGAACTGGAAATCCTCTACAAAACTACTGTGTAGTAAGCGTAGATGGTGTGTATGAAATAGATACAGAGGTAGTAAGTAATCAAAGTGTTATTCACTTATATTACACTGCCGCTGCTTCAACTAATGAAGACTATTTAAGAGTTAGCATTACCTACGCTGGAGATGGTGTAGTTACAGCTGATGATATTGACGCTTTAAGATTATTAATCTTAAAAGTTAATGGTCAGCCTGGAAATGTGCCAATGTTTAAACTTATTGACGATGATGGATCTGATGATTACAAAGTTCAATTAGGTGTAGGACAAGGTACAGTTGCTAAGTCAAACGATCCTAAATAATAAAGTTATGAGTAATTATATAAAAATACCCTTTGCTTCAAATGCTGCAAGGGCTTTTGGAAGTAACATTACTATTGCAGGTAGTAGACTTAGTTGGGCAGCCACTGAGGGTGCTGTAACTAGCGGTACTGCTGGTGCTGCTTCTGCTGAAGCTGCAACTACAGTTGTTCCTGCTGGAGGTTCTAATGCTACTTTTAAAGGAGCTACTGGATCTGCTCAAGATCCACCAGCTGGAAGTCTAGATGAGTTAACATTGACAATCGAGGCGGCTGGAAACAACTACCAAGTAGGAGATGTTATAACTGTAGCTGCTGCAACAACAGGTACTGAAACAGAATGGGACGAACCTATTTCGTTTGAAGTAATTGCTGCTGACTTAGTATCTATTGAAGGTACTACAGAGCCTTTTGAGATGATTCCAATAGACGATGTAGTATGTGTTCAAACTATCGAACAGAACAGTGCAACTGTAGATAATAAATTATTTATTGCTACTACCATTGCTTCTGGAGATGAAACTGATCCCCAATCACAATTTTCTGGTTGGACAGTAGAGTTTGATCCAGATAATTATGACGTAGAAGATTGCATGGCTTCAATTTGTGAAGCTATTGCAAATGCTGATGCGGCTATAAATTCACAACCTACAGTAGATTTCTTTGGAGGTGCTGAAGTAATGAATATTACTTACGGTGCAAATCCAAGTACATAGAAAACAATAACAAGATCCCGCTTCGGCGGGGTCTTTTTTAATTATTATATTATATTATATTATGGCAACAAAAGAAAAAGAAAAAGAAAAAAAGATTTTTAGTGATTGGGAATATAAAGATAGAAGATATATTCTTCTTAACAATTATGAACCACTCACGTATACTCTCCCAACAAGACACACTGCAAAATACCCGTGTGTTTGGTTTGACTCAAATGAGGGCTACAATAGAGAATTAAGATATGCAACTAATCAAAGATCAGTTTTTGTTGATGAACAAAAAGGTCCTGTTACGTTAAAACATATCGTGTTTGAAAAGGGTTTTTTGCAAGTGAATAAAGAAAATCCTACTTTACAACAATTCCTAATGTTACATCCTCAAAATGGTAAGAAATTCATGGAGTATAATCCTCAGATAATAGCTCACAATGAAGTTGATCAAATTGAAATGGAAATAGAAGCGTTAAATTTAGCGCGTGAATTACCTTTAGATCACTTAGAAGCTATTATGAGAGTGGAAAATGGAACTAATGTTTCAAAAATGAGTAACAAAGAACTTAAAAGAGATGCTTTAGTTTTTGCTAAAAAGAATCCAAAGTTATTTGTTGACTTAGCTACAGATGATAATGTTCAATTGAGAAATTTAGGTATTATAGCTGTAGAACAGGGAATACTTAAGCTATCTGGAGACAATAGATCATTTAGTTGGGCATCTAATAATAGAAAGTTATTTAGTGTTCCATTTGATGAACATCCTTATTCAGCATTAGCCGCTTGGTTTAAAACTGATGAAGGTTTAGAAGTTTTTAAATCTATAGAGAAAAAACTTAAATAACAAGTGATTATAATTAAGGCGGCCTTTTCGCCGCCTTTTTTAATATAAAGAATATGATAGACGTAAATGAAGTTTACCAAACTGTTTTGTTTATTTTAAACAAAGAACAAAGAGGTTATATAACACCTGCTGAATTTAATTCTTTAGCAGTTCAAGCTCAATTAACTATATTTGAAAAATATTTTGAAGATCTTAATCAAGCATTAAGAATGCCATTAAATGACAGTGAATATGCAAGTAGAGTTAAATCAATTGAAGAAAAAATAGATATATTTGAAGTGTTTGGTGATCTTGATGCAACAAAAAGTTTATCAACGTTAGATCCTAAAGTTCATAGATTAGGAACTATCGAATATAATGCTATAGGTAAATTACCTGTAGAGTTAGAAGAAATGACAAAACATGACTTCAATCTAGCGATACGCTCGCAATTAACAGCCCCTACATTTTCTTTCCCTGCTTTTTTTATAAGTGGAGAAAATATAAAAACAGCACCTACTAGTATTGCTGGAACAGATTTAACTGTTTATTATGTTAAAAAACCAGCAGATCCTATTTGGGGATATACAATTGGTGGTGTGGGAGAATTTATATACAATAAATTACCTTATGATCCTACTACTGAACCTTATGGAAGTGTTAATTTTGAAATATCTAGTGAAGATCAAGTAGAGTTAGTTAATACTATTTTAACATACTGTGGTATAATAATAAGAGATCCTCAAATAATACAAGCAGCTGCTGGCATGGTTGGACAGGAAAATCAAAATGAAAAATCTTAATAAATGGGACTAATAACTGAAACTAACTCACAATACTACGCTGGTCAACAAACATTTTTTGGAGATGGTAATGAAACACAATTTAAATGTACATTTGATACTGATTTACTAGCTACAGTGGTTGGTGTATCTAATTCTAACTTTGAAGTATTTTTAGATAATACTCTTCAAATTGCTGGTGTTGATTATAATTTAGTTGTTTCTACAGCTTTAGATTCAACTAGTGTGATTGAATTTGTCAATGCTCCAGGTAATGGGCAGGCTATAGTAGTTCAACTAGCTTTAGATGCTATTTGGGCTAACAACGGAGAATATGCATACATAAAATTAAATGACATTGTAGATAATTTTCTAACAGCTTATGTTGGGGATGGGAAATACATAACTAGAGTAAAAAGAAAAGATGTAATTTTCCATGCAAAACGTGGTCTTCAAGAATTTAGTTACGATACTTTAAGAAGTTTAAAATCTCAAGAGGTTCAAATACCTAAGAACTTAAATATTACTATACCTCAAGACTATGTAAATTATACTAGGTTTTCATGGGTTGATCCAAATGGTGTTCAAAGAACAATATATCCAGCTAATACTATTACTATGGATCCGGTTGATCCTTTATTACAAGACAATGAGGGTAGATATATTCAAGACAATCTAGAGCAAAACATCGAAGCTTCTACCTCTATAATAGAGGAAAGATGGAAAAGATTTAATAAGTATGATCTTAATGGGGAATTTAACTGGGATAATCAACAAGATTCTAATATATATAACTGGGCATGGTGGAAAACAGCTTATGGGCAAAGATATGGATTAGATCCACAGGTATCTCAAACTAATGGTTGGTTTACTATAGACAATAGAAGAGGAACATTTGGTTTTAGTAGTGATCTTGTAGATAAAATAATTACTATAGAATATATATCAGATGGATTAGCTTATGACATGGATTCTAAGGTGCCTAAGATGATAGAAGAAGCAATGTATATGCATATTGCTTATAGTATATTAGCAAGTAAAATAGGTACACCAGAGTACGTTGTACAGAGATTCAAGAAGGATAGAAGAGCACAGTTAAGAAATGCTAAGATCAGGTTACAAAATTTAAAATTAGACACTTTAATACAAGTTATGAGAGGAAAGTCTAAGTGGATTAAACATTAATATATGGCACAAGCAAAACATACTTTTGTTGAGTCTAAAATGAATAAAGATCTAGATGATAGATTATTATCAGGAGGACAATATAGAAATGCAGTAAATATCGCGGTTAGTAAATCAGAAGACTCAGATGTCGGAGCTTTAGAGAATGTGTTAGGTAACAGAAAAATAAGTGATCTATTTCCCTCTAATGTAGTACCACCTGCTAATATAACTATAATTGGATGGCAAATAAACGAAGTTACAAATGATATTTTTCTTTTCATTACAAACTATTGTGACACTTCTGCCAATTTAGATAGGTTTGCTACTAGTGGATCTAAACATTATATAATAAAATTTAATACAGCTACTCAAGAAAGTAATATATTAGTAGAAGGAAAGTTTTTAAACTTTTCTACAACACATCCTATTTTAGGTTCTAATGTAATAGAAGAACTTCTTTTTTGGACAGATAATAGAAATCAGCCTAGGAAAATAAATTGGTCTACCGCCACAGCGTTTAGTGGCAATACAGTTAAGTATTATACGACTGAAGATCAAATATCTGTAGCTAAATATTATCCATATAGTCCTTTAACTATATTGGAACAAACTCCTATTACTGAAGTGTTTTGGGATGATGATCTATATAGAGGTGTACAAGTAAGTAAGTTCACTAGACCAAATAATGATCCTTTTCCAGATAGCATACATTTATATGATGAATTTACTATCGCATCGAATGCTGACTTATTAGATGTTGCAACGATAGAAAACAATAAAACAGAAATTATAGTATATCCTAGATTAGGAAGTACTAATCCTCCAGCTACAGGTATTGCGGAAGAATCTATATTTTACCACAATACAGCAATAAATACAACAGATAAAGTCCTTCCTCCTACAGGTAGAATCAACTTAGTTTTCTCAAGTCAAGGTACTCAAACTATAGCAGCTAACACTTGGATTGTGCCAGGAGCTTTAAATGTTACTTCTTTAGAATATCTTTCTCCTCGTTTTCCTTTAGCGTTTTTATCTCCGCCAGATGGTCCTGGTACCGTGACTCCATCAGGTACAGCTTTTGATGGTCCAGGTAGAGCTGTATCTTCTATTATAGATCCCAATGAACCTAATGGCATAGCTTTTAGAGTTGATGCAAATGGGGTTTTAGATGCTATAGCTTTTCAACAAGAAGTTAAACTAGCTTTTGGATCCATTGATATAGATATCTGTATAGATAATCCTTATTACAATGTCGAATGGCCAGGAGACAGCTTAAATCTTAAAGATAAATTTGTACGATTCGCTTATAGATTTAAATTTGATGATGATGAATATTCTTTGACCGCTCCTTTTACTCAACCTATTTTTATACCAAGACAAAGTGGTTATTTTTTAGATGTTACTCCAGCATATACCGGAGATCGAAGATCAGGAACCATTGATGATTTTGAAGAAGCAGGGCAAGCTACTATAGTAGATTGGATGGAGAACAATGTTAAAGAGGTAAAATTAGATGTAAATTTTGAGTATCCAGTAAATGAAATTAATGAACGA